CTTCTGTTTCGTGTTAGGGTCTGTGTAAGAACAGCCCAAAAAGATGCCAATAGGCGTCATTGCTGCGTCAGCAGCGTCGCGCTCTACAGTACCAGCAGTAACCAAAGTTACTGCGTCCCCGTTAAAGATACTAGTGTTATACCCACTAGCAATAGGGTATTGACGTGTTACACCATTGTAAGGTGAACCGCTTACCAATTTAACTGGACGTAGACCGTAGGGCGCTTCAATAGTAGGAAAAGCCATTTTGCTTTACTCCAAATTATGAACCATCACCAAAAGTAACCTTCGTAGAACGTTCAGAGAACTTTTTCATACGTGGGTCGTTTTCGCGCAAGAAGTTGTTATCCACCGCTGCCATCTGATTTTTAGCTTGATTAGCGTAGAACTCGTTTCGTTCCTCGACTAGTTCATTAGGTGCTTTGCATAGAAGCAGGCCCCCAATAACAACGTTGTCTTTGAACTTCTCGTTCACGTCATAAGCCATCATCATCATTTCAGGATGGTCTTCGGCCTTTGCAGGCTCCCAACCTTCGCGCAGTTTTGAAGAAATATTAGTGGCATCGGTATTACCAAGTGTTGCTGTACGCACCCAACGGAACGTGTAACCCGGTTGTGGGTCTGGTGACGGTAACGTTTCAGGGCGTTGCCATGCACGTTTGCGCTCGTCTTTAGTTCGTGTTTGCGTTTCGCGTTTGATTCTATTCTCAGCCATTATCCTTTCCTCATTTCAATTGCAACCTGTTTGGCGTATTGCTCGGGGGTCAAGCCTAATCGCTTAGCTAGTTTGACCTGTGTTTGCGTTAATCGCACCTTTCGAGGTGCTGTGCTCCGCGTAGCGGGGGCAACCACGTTGTCATCTGGCGCTGCTGGCTTTTCCTCCACGTCGTCAAATCGGTCTGGGAACACCTTACGCACACCTTTATTGATGGATTGGTAGTATTCTTCAGACGTTGGGTCCACACCGTCGGAGACTAGTTTTTGATGGAGTCCCATCGCATATCCAGTCATCTCAACATCAGTTTGGAACCAAGGATTTTCCTTAGCCCAGTTAGCGGCTTTTTCGTCTACTGAGATTGGCGCATCAGCTTGACGTTGTTGCTGCGTAACAGGTTCTGAGGTATTCCCTTTAACTTCTACACCAGAATCGTCCTCTTGTAAAGAGGGAAGTTTAACATTCGCTAACCTATCAACACGTGTTTTAGCTTCTGTTAACTTTTCTTGTGCTTCAAGTAGTTTATCAGAATCACCGTCGTCATAGGCTTTTTTGTAGGCGTTGCGTGCCTGAGCAAGCATCTGTTCTGCGTTTGTTTTTGCTTGTTTTAGCAGAGCAGCTTGGCTCTTATTGCCTGACTGTTTAAGTTGACGGTTCTCTTCCAATAGCTTCTGGGCAAGTTGTGCAGCTTCTTGTGCTTCACGTACCGCAGATTCTTTAGCCCGACGCTCGTCGTGATACCCCTTAGTGAAGTGTTTTAAGCGGTTACGTACCTTTTCAGAGTACGACTCGAGCTCTTCTTCTGTCGGGTCCTCCGGCGGCTCAGAGGGCTTTCGTCCCCGGTCTGCTTTCGGCGTGTCATCGACAATTTCCAAATCTAGGTCGTCGTCATCTTCTTTAGCAGGTTTTTTAGCTTCCTGTTTAGGCTCTTCCTCTTCTGTTTCGAGGTGAGACTTGGGGTTTTCCAAATCAATCGTGACGGCGCTAGACTTTTCTATTTGTAACTTGTCGTCTTTTTCATCATCTGGAAACTCGAATTCTATCTTTTGCATTGGCATCGTCTTTCTCCTAAGCTGAAGTTATACCACGAGGGTCAGGGATAACGGCTTCAATAGAGTCGTCGTTCATTACACGATACTCCTTACCATCTACCTTAATTCGTGTGCCTGAGTTCATGCGGAACAACACATAATCACCCGGTTTACACCAAGCCCCGTGCGGGAATCGGTCTTTGTCCTTGTAACAATCGTCGCCCATGTCTACAACAACGCCCATAATCGACATGATGTAGTCCTTGTGCATCTCTTTGCTGGACTTGAGGATTCCAGAACCTGCATATGTTTCTTCAATTTCAGGTAACGCAATTAGTATGCGATACCCTACTGGTTTAGGTAAACGTGCTTCTATTTCCGCATCAGTCAGTGCCTTTTTCTCGTCGGATGTCACATGGCTAACACGTGATAAATCCAACGGTACTGCGCCTACACTCTGAGTTTTTCCGGTCATGTTAATCTTCCCAATCTTCGTCGTTATTGACTTGTACTTCTAGGTCTTTGAAGTGTTGTAACGCGGTAGTAAGACCTTTTAACTGCCCCGTTAAAAAACGGTAGTGCTCCATATCGTCAACCCGATTACTCGCTAAAGTATCTTTGATTGCCTTAATGTCCGCACTAACGCGTTGTTCTGCTACTTGGAATATTGACGCCATTGTTACCCTCCGATTGTTGTGCCGCCTGAGCGTCTTGTCTCGCTTCGTCACGGCGTTTGTTTAAGTTCTGCTCGATAACCCGCATTAACTCCATGTCTAACTTGTTACTGTCCTTACGTCTGGCTGCGGCAATCTCCGCTCCTGCTTTCTCTGCTTCAAGCTCGAGCTCGGCACGGTCAAGCTGTATGCCTTTTTTCTTGAACGCTGCGTCAATAGCATCCATCTCTTCCTTATGTTGTTGCTGACGTGCTTTAAGCTGCATGTCCGCTTGGTCTTTCTGCATCTTGCGTTGTTGCTCTTGTGCTTTAAGCTGTAGCTCTTGCTGTTTCATCTGCATCACAGGGTCTTGCGCTGCTTGCTGGTTAGCTTGCGCTGCTGCTTGTTGTTGCTTGGCCTGAGTATTCTGCTGACTTGCGTCTGCCATGAGTTTAGATAGTTCCACTTCGATTTCTTGTGGTAACTCCTCACCCGGAGGTGGTAGTTGTACTCCTAGTTTTTCTTCTATCTGCTTGCGGTATGCGAAGCTCATGTGTTCAGCAATGTGTGCCTGTAACGACGCCATAATTGACTGCGCTTGTGGGTTCTGACCAATCATCTGAGCGACTTGTGGGTCTTGCATGAACGACATATGCGTAGCGATGTGCGCGTCGTGGTCCTGATAGATAAATGCTTGCATAGGAGTACCTACAAGTGCATCCATATTCTCTGAAACAGGGTCTTTTGGCTTCGCATCGTCCTTCAATGGGACCAATTTATCGGCGTCTTTTACCCCTAAAACCTCTATCATTTGACGGTGTAACTGGGGTAAATCGTATATTTCAGGGGCCTGAGCGGACATTTGTAGCACTGTTTGGTACTGGACTACACGCTGTGCCATGGTGGTATTGTTAGGGTCGGACACTGGGATGACGTCAACCATCCTATAATCAGACCTAGTAGCGTAAAACTGCCCTGTATCTGGGCTAAGTTCCATTTCGTCCGGTGCTATTCTAGCGATAATACCTTTAAGTAGTTTAAATTCTTGCTTCATGGCGTAGTGCACGCGGCTTTGTACCGCTGCCATAGGCTTCAAGATACGCTCGATGATAGCCAACGTCGTTCCCACAGGCGCATTCGCACTCATATCCGAGATATTCATGTCTGAGATAGCGCCCATACGACGACCTTCCTGCGTTATCGTATTCAGAAGGTTAAATAGCGTCTGTGACGGCTCTTTATAAGGTAGTGTGTAGATATTGTCACGGATACTGCCCATTGTGACGTCTACATCCTTAAATTCGCCCGGTCCTATAGGTTTATCGTCCCCAGAAACACGCATACCACGCGTTTTGAAGCCCCCTTGGAGGTTAGACAGCGTACCAGAATCGACTAACTGTCGGATTATTGAGGTTCCCGCTTTCGCAAAGCCCCCAACTAGGTGAATTAGCCCCATTCCGTAGAACCCAAACCCCGGTACATAACAGTAATGCACGAAGTGTTGGCGTTTTAACTTCAGCGGGTCGTTTTCTCTGTAGTTTCTACGTATACCAAGTACCTTGTTGCTGCTTCTATCTATAGTAACAACGAACGGACAGGCTATACCGTCTGCACATTCAGGTAACCCGTCAATTAGCATATGCGTATGGATTTCGTACAGACAGTAGCGGTCATCATCTGTTAACTCGTAGCCGCCTTCTTCTGCCTTTTTCTCCTCTATGTCGGAGTGGTACGGCTCTGGTTCAGGTAGGTCAATGTCCAAATAAAACCCAGCGGCTTGCAGCTTAGCAATCTCGGTCTTGGTCTTCCGCATAATGTGAGTTACACGCTCACACATCTCAATAGTTGACGCACCGTAAGGCACGATAACATCTTCTGCTGGAATGTATGTAGCGACCTGTCGTCCGATAGTTGGGTCAAAATATATCTTTTTGAATGCAGACCCCGCCAGCCCGAGTGCGAACAACATGCGCTCATGCTCAGGGCGATACTCGGTCATTTCCTCCGTCATTTTAAAATTCATGTCCGTCTGGACACGCTCGGCTGCTTCAGTCTTTTCGCGTGTTTCATCACCGATTATTTTTGTTTTGACGGGCCCGGCAGCGGGAAACGTCTCTGACATTGTTTCCGCTTGGAAGCGTACTGCTGCTTCTCCAAGCACGGTGCTATGCACACCGCACGCTCCTTGCCACGGGTCGGTACGTTCCTCATACTTGAACCCTAATATGTCCAAGCCCTTCACGTATGTATCGGCCCACTCTTCACGGCTTCTCATGTCCGTTTCTATATCGCCCGACAACTCTTTAGCTATCAGTGCGAGGTCTGCATCGTCCATGTACTCTGCTAAGTTCGCGTCAAACGGCGCGGTGGCTAAATCACCCTCTAACTCGTCAGGTACAAGTGTAATCTCCATACTTCCATCACTTAATGTGACAGACTCAGGATTTTCAATTTCTATCTCGAGGGGCTGGTCACCCTCTGTCATAATGCCTACAGGTGCTTCTGTTAGTGATTTATCTATGTTCATCGTCTTGTCCTAGTAATAGCCGCCGCGTCTATATTTAAAGTATTTCTCTTCTTCAGGCTCGTCAGACGGTAATCTAATAAACCCACCATTGCGGAACCGCATAAGCGCCATAACTGTTGAGTCCACTTGGTCATCGTGCTCCCCGAACGGGAACGACGCTACTTCATCAACCAAATCTTCAGCCCACCGGGTCTGCGGAACCCACACCATACCTGAACGTATTATGTCAGCTACGGAGTTCAATCTGGCTAGTTTATCACCAGTTCCCCTGTGTGGTGTAAATTCTTGCACGGGTATCCCTGTGCGACGTAGTTCTTGGTATAGGGCAACACCCGAGGATTTCTTCTCCACCATAAAACAGTCCGGCTCCCACTCCTGCCATTCCTCGAGCGACTTGTCTTTGAGCTCCGGGAACTCGTACCGTTCTTTTATGGAGTTTAGTAGTATCAGCTCGTAGCGGTCAGTCTCTTCATTGAGAAATACACCCCATGTCGTCAGTGAACTAAAGTCAGCGCGGTTATGTAGCTCGGCCGCACTATCCAGCGACATGATTAAGTACTCACATGGCGGCGGGGTATCAGCTTCCCATATGCCCCACCAGTCACGCTTTACTATTGCCCCTTCTTCACCCGTGGGGTTCTGTTGGTACTGCGCGTTCCACTGGAACGACGGCATCCCCGCCTTAATCTGTTTAAGTGCCTTGAGGTCAAAAAACTCAGGCCAGAGGGCTTTTTCTTTGACGCTTCCATCACCGCGGGGTATCTCCATAATCGCCGGAAACTCAACCACCTCGAACTGGTCACCGCCCGGATTAATAGTCATGTCTTTTACGACGCGCCCAATCAGGTCGGCCTGATGCCACCGTGTTGCTATTATGGCTACGCGTCCTCTCGGCATGAGTCGGGTTCGTGCACCGTAGGCGTACCAGTTATAGGCTTTCTCGAATACCTCGAAGTTACCGTTAAGCACGTCCTGCTCTGAGTGGGGGTCGTCTATCAGTAGTAAATCTGCACCACGACCCGCTAGCTTTGCGCCTATACCACAACAGAAAAACTCACCGCCTGCTGTCGTCGTCCATCTACCTGCTGACTTGTTATCCTTTGATAGCTTGACGCCGGGGAACACCCGCTGAAACTCCACACTGTCGATGATGTCCCGCACCTTACGACCGAAGTCTACCGCCAAATCCGCGGTATGCGACACCAACATGACCTTAGCTCCGGGGTTACGCCCCAAAAACCAAGCAGGATACATTGTAGATACTAGCTGAGATTTACCATGTCTGGGCGCTATAGATACCGTCAGGCGGTCCATCACCCCCGCTTCGATGTCGGTTAACTTCTTAGATAATACTTTGTGGTGCTGCCCTACTATATAGTCCGGCATCATGTGCAGCACAAACTCAAGCAGGTTGTCGTGGCATAGTGCAACGAACTGACGCTCTTCTAGTTCCTCAACCATGCGATAGACTTCATCGACTTCGATGTCGGTCAGCGAGTCTAAGTTTTGCAGTAACGTGTTAATGTCCTGCTGGGAGAAGTCCAGTACTGGTTGACTAGCAGCTTTAGTCATCCTTTACTTCCTCGTACTCGGCATCTTCTAAGTCATCGAAGTTCAGGTCAGGGTCATCAGCACTGATTGTGGGATTCATGTTTACTTGGGGCACGTCTCTCGCTTGGACTACGGGACTCTTGGGGTTGACCAGCTTTTCTAATTTAGCGCGTAGCTTGTCTTTGATTTCATCACTTGTTTGGTGCGTTACCGTCACCTCAGTACGCTCGGCAAATAACCCTACGTCTGCGATTTTACCCAGAAGCTCTAGTGCTTTGAGACGCACTTTAGGGTCGGCATTTTCTGATTCGTGGATTAGCTTAGTAGTCACGTGGTGACGGATTTGTTGTGCGCTGTCTACGACGCGGTGTCCGTATTCATCTAGTAACGACTTAGCGTATTTTATAGCCTGCGTGGATTCGCGTTCTATCTGGGTGTTTTTAGATGCAGTGGTAGCATCTTCTACATACGCCGTGACTATTTGTGCAGCAGCTTCTTTTTCTGATTGCTTGGGTTGTGGGTACTGAGCACCGTGTTCCTCGAGAAATTGTGCGGTGGCGCACGCAGCTTCTATCCGACGCTTTAAGTCTGAGTAACGGTATCTACCGGGCAGTGGGACGCCCAGCTCTATTGGCACTGGAATAGCTTCGTTCATAAATTGTCCGGTTCATGCAAGTGGAGTAATCCACCGATACGTTGCTTTATAACTCATTATGATAAATATAACAAGTCTACCCACCTCCTGCGGGTCCCTTTTGTAAAACACCCCCCCTACCCCTTTTGTGACGAATCTGGCTGGGAAAAATAGGTGGGGTGCGCTTTGTCAGAAAAAGTTATAACTAAGTAGCACGAAATATCAAAATTGTGTGATGTAGTGTGCGGAATAGTAATACATATAGCGTATGTAACTAGAAAATATAAGTGGGGTATACCCGGGGGGTACGTCGCCCAGTTCAGAAAACCGACCTACCGCGCCGCTCCCAGAAAAACGCCGTTCTGTTATGGGATTCCCATAACGATATTATTATCAGATTATTTTATAACGTTTGCTGACATGGTAACGAGTTAATGTATAATGGTTCACAAGTCGGGGCAATACCGCGTCGGCTTCAAACTAATATAGGTATTCATATTATGACAAACGTAAATGAAACTCTTATCGCTACTGCTACTAAGTCACTAGGTAACGAGGCACAGGCTAAGGCATTAACAAGCGCAGGCCGCGCATTTGCTAGTAATGAGAATAGTACTAAGAAAGTTGTAAAGGCTTATGCTGATAACAACACTCACCCTGCTTTCTTCGTAAGTCCTTACGACAAACAAGGCAATGTAAACAAGGGTAGTAAGTCACAAGCAACGCCAGAGCAATTCGACGCGCAGCGCTTACTATTTGCCGCAGGAATGGGAAACTGTGACAAGGGCTTACTTGTTACTACAAACGTTGAACTAATTAGCTTTAACGTAGGGCAAGCTGATAAGCGCATAAGCGACGCTAAAGAGGCCGCTAAGCACGCTAAGGATACGAAACTAAAGGCTAAGCTATCAGAAGAAGTGCAAATGCTAAAGGCTACTAAAACGGCGCGCAACGCGTTACTACGTAAAATCGGCCCCAAGTTTCGTGACTTGGCCAACGCGTTAATAACGGAATACAAAAGACGCGCTAAAGCTGACGCGGTAAAGCAAGGTAAAGCGGACAGCAATGACATAGCTAACGATTACGCTAAGCGCTTAAAGGAAGAGTGCGGGTTCGCGTCTATCGCTAACAAGGAAAAGCCTAGCAAGGAAGATAACGACGTAATACTTCAACAAGCTAAGAATCTATTAAACGCTTTACAGAAAGCTGAGGTGTTACCCGTTAACGGTAGCGCGTTAATCAAAGAGCTAAGCGTTCTACTTGAACCGAAGCATTAATCAATCCGCCCCGACTAGTCGGGGCTTTTTTATGCTCACTTGTTATGGTTTTCCCATAACGGTTTTATATAAGAGGTTACACTATGTTTTTATATCGTGGGATTTACTACCGCACTATGCAAGATATGCTAATAGCTATCCGGTTAGATATTAATGCTTAGTTTGTTTTACCAACCCCATGCGCTTCGGCGTGTGGGGTTTTTTTGTGTCTGCGTTTTATGGGGCTTATTAGGCAAGCGAGCAAGCGAGCAAGCCAACCGCGAGGTGAAATAAAGATTTGATAACAGTAGCTGTACAGCGCGACGCAATCTTGAAGCGCAGTTGATAACAGTTTTTACGTGGTTCGACGCACGCAGCATAATTCGTTATGGAATTCCCATAACCCGAATAAGCCAACCGCGAGGTGAAATAACAACCTGATAACAGTTTTTACGTGGTTCGACGCACAAAAGCCCTGTTTGTGACGCGTGTGACGATGCGTCACAAAGAGCGTCACATTGCCAAAATCGCTGTAGGCCACGTGTGGCGCGGGATTGAGGGGTTATAGGAAATCATACGTAAAGCCAAAACGTCACAACTGCGTCACATTGAGTAAACTTAACAGCTCTTGAGTAGAGTTGAGGGTAAGATGCAGATGAAAAGGCATGAAACCAAAAGAATACGCATAATAATATATATACTTAACTATGTATTTGTATGTATGTGACGCTATTTATTTACACAGAAAGGTATTATCATTTTGTTGTATAGCTGTACAAGGGAGTGCAAAAGTTTGTGCGGAAGAGTGCAGAGACCCCCGTCTGGCCGTAAGTGTACCTCTACCACAGCGTCACATCGTCACATTTTTCCCTAACACGTTGATTGCATTACGAATACATTTTACTTTCTGTGACTTGCGCAGTACTTAAATCGTCACAAATGTGGAGACAAAACAGGGTCACTCGGTCACACACCTTATTTGTGACGTTTTACGCATACTTCCGGTACATTGCTTACACTAACTTGTTATGTAATTCCCATAACGAGACTTAACTAGACTTGACACCGCTATCAGAGTTTGATATAATGGCTTCTCAGTTGGTAGATTTACTAACTAGATTATAACGAAACCTAATAACAGCGCATTCAAAAGTCGTTATGGAAAAACCATAACAGATTGTTTGCCTAACACATTGGAGTCTGCATCATGCAACTATACATCAACGCACCATCGCATCTAACCACCAAAGGTGGACGTGCCGAGTACCTATATGGTGCTGACGCACAAGCCAACAAAACCAACCCAATAGAAACCTACGATTGCGCCGTCCCTCAACAGTGGGCTGACTTTGCAGGGCGTAGAGGTTTTCCTCATGCGTCACGCCACGTAATAACCGCTTATTACAAAGACGGTGCGGTCAGACTCATGCCGATAACAGACTACGGCATAGAAGTATTAGCCACACTTGCCACATACGCAGGAGACTAACAATGGATAAAGAATTGCCGATGGCTATAGCACCCGATGGACAGGTAATACAACTATTTGTAGGCACACAAATGACTGCCGCATGTCAACGCTGTTATATGGCTAAGCTGTACTGCAACGAGCATAAAGGTTGGGCGACTGCCGAACTGCTTGGCGTGTACTGCGAGGATTATGATATAGACGACGGGGACAGGACACTATGCGCGTACTGGATACCCGTGGAGACTAACAAATGAACTACGACAAGATAACTCCAAAGATGTTCGACAACATAGAGAAACTTATAGAGTTAAACAGGCGTCAGAACGAGTTATACGGTGAGATGCGCCTGTCGTTAATGCACAAAGTAATAACCGAGAAGCTAGCCGAGCTCGAAGTAAAGACGAAGAAAGTGCGTGCTCATGCTGTGCCCGTAGGCGCTAAGCTTGTGTGGCCTGTGACAACTAACCACGTAGGCGAGACGATACAGCCTGAGTATCTGCTGACATGGGACGAGTTTATGAGGCTTGCACCGCGTCGGTACATCGCCAACACAAGTTACGAGCAGAGAATAAGTAAACACCAATGGAACAAGTGTTATGGGATTTCCATAACAGGGGAGAAGTAACAATGAGACTACATAAATCCAAACAAGCACTGCGAGACGCACACGAGAAGCTGTTCAGCGAGGAAGGGATGTATACCAGATATAAAGCACATGCTCGCAACGTCATCACCGAGTATGACAAGCGCGGCAAGGGCAAGGTCGACCAACACACACGGCTGCGTTGGGATTTGTGGTGGGCGTTAGGTGCGGTCAAGCGTGACGAGATTATCGCTGCATCTGTACCACGTGACGAGTGGGTAGGCGGTTACCCTGACGTCAAGACTGCACACATTGACTCGTTACTGCGCCACGTCCTTGGTGACTTTGTGGATGACATTATGCGTCATGCGTTCAGCTCGATAGGGACAGTCCCTAACACCACCACTAACCACGTGGGGGAAACGATACGCCATGAGAAATGAAATGCCAGTACACAACCAACACTACATCGACCAACGTGGGGTGGTGGTTAAGTACACAAAAGAAGTAGTGGGGTGTAACAAGTGTTGTTATGTCAGTGAGTGTCAGTATGCCAACCATTACCCAGCGCGTAGCGTGGTGGCTGCGTTTAAAAAACTGCCGTCACCGATAGAGCTAGCCAGTTGCAGCGTCGGTGTATTTAAGGAGGTGAAGAACTAGAAACACGTTACGACAAGATACAAGCGTTATGGGATTTCCATAACAACGGTGAAGAACTAGAAACACGTTACGACAAGATACAAGCGTTATGGGATTTCCATAACAACTAAGTAAACGACCGGAGAAGTAATATGAAAAAACTATTAATAGCAGCAGCACTATTGGGTGCATCAACACAAGCACATGCAGAGCGGGATTTGTTTATAGCTGGACTATTCACCCAAAAATGCGCGGTGATTAACAGCGGCATGGACGAGTACGGTGACGACTACAAGCGGCATGTTGTGGGTATGATTGTTGGATATGTGAGCGGCATATCAGCGATGCTAAGCACCACTGACGCAGCGACTAAGTACATACCCGCAACAGAAGGTGTTTCCGACGTGGTAGAGCAGGTAACGTTCGTTCACTGCCGCAGCAATCCCGCAGATACTATGTTCGAAGCAGTAAACGAGGGTCTTAGCAAAGTATTGGAGGATAAGTAATGCAGAACATCAAAGTAACTAACATGACTAGCCCACGTACGGGCAAACCAGTGGCAAACCAGTTCATCATCCGCACGCCGGATGGTGAGTACTTCCAGAGCTACGACAGTATGATTGCGTTCAAGGCGAACGACGGTAGCGTCACGCTCGACGAGAGCATGTGGGACTACTCGGTGACGACTAACAAATACCGTAATGAGTTTCTGTGTGAAAGTACGCCAGTCACACGCAAGAAAATATCAGCAGGGATATACAAGACGGAGAACATGAATGGCTAGAAGCGAACAAGAACTAGAGGCGCTAGTGCGCGGTGACAAAGAACTTGCCGAGTACATGCACAAAGAAGTTATGGCAATAATCGACGACACCGAGCGCGAGGCCAACGCCGAACTTAAAGCTATGAAAGCGGATATTTTAGCTGAGTACAAGTCAAGTCTGGAGAAAGCGAAGGAGGAACAGATAGCGGAATTCGAGGCTCGTGCCTTAAAGTATTACTACAGAGGGCGTAGCACTGGGTTCTTTTTAGCGTCTGCGTTCTACTTGTTTTTGACCACTATACTGTACGCGGTCATGGCTTAAAAGGTTGATAACAGATGACAAGACAACACTACATAGACCAACGCGGAAAAATAGTGACCACGCGCAAAGACACTCACAGATCGTGCAAAGGTTGTTGTTACTTGCCCTACAAATACAAAGCAAAACGCAATATAGGTTGTTGGGATTTAGTACCTACTGAGCACGCGACAGATGACGCAGACTTATACTGTATAAGGAGATTAATAATCTATCGGGAGGTGAGCTAACATAACGAGACTCGACAAGAATAGGGTAACTTGTTATAATGTAACCTGTTACAGTATAAATGTACGAGATTTCGTACACGAGAATTTAGAAAGCGTTATGGAATTTCCATAACAACTAAACAACCGGAGAATGATATGAACCAAGTAGCTAACAATGTATTAGACCTTAACACTGAGCATGTGCCAAGCCTTGCGTCATCTGCCATGTTGGTAGAGTTGTCCATCAGTTCATGGACTGGTCGCAAGAAAGATAAGCGTGCGTCGAAAGAGGTTACCGATGCCAAAGGTGCCGATGCCACTGTTGCCTCTGTGAATAAGACACTACTGTCTGATTGTGAGCAGTTACGCAACATCAAGACCATGATAGGTGAGGCACGTAACCACGTGCACTACCACCTGACTATGCCGTGGTCTGACACAGGTATACGCCTGTTGCCGACTGAGTTGTTCTTTAAATATCAAGAGAAGATAACACATTATGAGGGGCAGATAGCCGCAGAGGTTGACGACCTGATAGAGAACTATGAGCACGCTAAAGCTATGGCCTCTGCCAAGCTAGGTATGTTGTTTAATGAAGATGACTACCCGTCTGCTGACGAGTTAAGAGATAAGTTTAGATTCCGTGTGTCTTATATGCCACTGCCTGATGCCGATGATTTCCGTGTGTCAGTAAGTAACGATGCCATGTCTATGCTACGTGACCAGTATGAGTCTGCGTACACCGACAAGATTGAGCAGGCTATGGGTGATATATGGAAACGTGTACACGAAGCACTGAGTAACATGTCATCACGACTGGGCTACAACGACGATGGCAAGCCGCTGATATTCCGCGACTCGCTGATTGAGAACGCCATAGAATTAGTAGACCTGATGGATGCGTGTAACGTGACAGGCTCTAGTCAGATGTCAGAGATAGGCAAGAAACTCCGTGACGCGTTACTCGGTGTTAGTGCCGATGGGCTGCGTGAGGACACTATCTTCCGTGACCAGAAAAAGAAAGACATCGACGAGCTTATCAAGCAGTTGCCGAGCATTGACTTATGAGTGAGTACTTCATTGACCAGAAGGGGCGCGTGGTGCAGCGCATTAAGATTGTCAACCCATTAAGCTATCTCTCTATGTGTAAGCACTGTGTGTACCAACGCTCTCCCCTTCAAAATTCGTGCAGGTGGGATGAAGAAGGCGGGGTCGGGGTTCGCGTGTGTAAGACGGATGAATATTTTGTGGAGGTAGAACATGAGTGAGTACTTCATTGACCAGAAGGGGCGCGTGGTGCAGCGCGTTCCGGATATTGAAGGGGCGTGTGATAATTGCATCTACCACCGAAGGGGATGTGATTTGAGGCTATTTGGCCCTGTTAAGGAGAACTGCGAGTGGGATACTATCTTTGTGGAGGTAGGGAGTGACTAAAAGCTATCGAATTAAAGGTATGACGGCTGACTCATGGTCAGTAGATAACTACTTGCGCATAGATAGTGGACAGATACTTATTGACCAAGAGGGCACAGTTGTTAAGACGTATACCCCTGCACGACAACAAGATAGGGAGGGTATGAACCGATGCCGCCAGTGTATCTACCATGTTACCCAAGGTAAGAAAGGCGGTAAGTTGGGCGCTAGGAAACGATGCCAACTCAAACAGCGAGGACCTATAGAAGTAAACAATAGTATTTGCAGTTCAGTGGTATTCGCTAAGGTAGATACACAAGAATAAGTTATAGTATAACTTGACAAAGCTATCAGACTTTGATATAATGTAATGACTGACTGGGAGAAGTCAGTAGCAATTAACTAAACCGTTATGGGATTCCCATAACAAACTATCTTAACCGGAGATAACAAAATGTACGATTTATCAATTAACCAAACTGTTGACCTTATTGCCGCTGTTGGCGCAAAACGTACCGTGCTTGTAGAGGGGCATATGGGTACAGGCAAGACATCACTGCTTAACATGTTAGCGGCTAGATTCCCTGACCATGAGCCTGTGTACTTTGATTGCACGACTAAAGACCTTGGTGACATCATGGTTCCAAACATCGTAGGTGATGCTCATGCAGGGCGTGACTTCGTAACTTATTCACCTAACGAAGAGTTCGGTATCCATCTAGGTAGACCAGTCATACTAATGTTTGACGAGTTCGGTAAAGCTAACCCGATGGTCAAGCAAGGGCTTACACGTACTGCACTTGAGCGTATGGTCGGTAGCCGTGCTTTGCCTGAAGGTAGCATTGTCTTTGCGACAACTAACCTCGGTGCGGAGAATGTAGGTGACTTGATGGTCGCTCACCAACGCAACCGTGTGACGATGGTACGTATGCGTAAGCCAGACCTCAATGAGTGGTTAGAGTGGGGTTTCAATAACGAGATTGACCACGTGCTTATGTCGTGGGTTAAAGACAACCCGTCTGTGTTCAATACGTTTGAAGATTGCAAGCCAGATGACAACCCGTATATCTTTCACCCGAAAGACCCTAGCCGTACGTCGTTTGTTACGCCTCGTTCACTCGAAGCTGCGTCTGACCTTATGAAAGTGCGTGACTTGTTTGACGATGACACGTTAACAGGTTCACTCATGGGTACGATGGGTAAGCGTGCCGCGCTAGATATGATGGCTTATGTCAAGCTAGCCGACCAGTTACCGTCACTAGAAGATGTTAAGACACGACCTGCTACGGCTATTGTACCTGATTCACCTGCGGCTGTGTGCATGGTGGTGTTCCGTACGCTAGTCAATATAGAGGCTGATTGGGTAGACAACTGGATGATTTACCTCAACAGGTTAGACTCTGAAGCACAGGGTATGTTCGCTAACGGGGCTCGTGCCAAGGGGTACAACAAACAGTCTATAGTAATGCGTAACAAGAAGTTCCAAGACTGGGTGCTCAAGAACAAGCACTTATACACCAGCGACCAATAAGCAGCCGTTATGGGATTTCCATAACACCTTATACGGTGCACCGGACGTGCACCCCTAAACCGGAGAGTAACAATGTTCACTATGAAATTAACTTCAGAACAGAGGCTGCAAAAAGC